TATGACTTTAGTGAATACAAGAGCAGCTTTTGAAAAGGCAGTTACCGATGCCATTTTTAATGTAGACCCAACTGTTGTAATGGTTTACGATAATGTTCATTATACAGATCCAGGTAAAACAAAGAAATATGTAATTATGACAATAGATTTTGGGCAATCTACATTGCAAAATCAAGGTACATCTTCAGATTATTACGCTGGAGTTATACAATGTAATGTTTATTGTCCAAAAGGAAAAGGAACTGCATCATTGTCTTCAATAAGTGAAGCTGTAATAGATGGTTTGACTTCTGTAAATACTACAACTTATGTTGATACTTTTTCTTGTAAACCTAGAGTCTTAGACATTACAGGTCCAACCCCTTTAAATATTGAAGATAGAAGTCATTTCGTTGGTGTAATATCTTGCCAATTTACCGCTAACGCTTAGTATATAGTAAAGTAATATAATTTTGATATGACAAGAGCAGTTGATCTTCTCAAAAACAGGTTTGGAGTTTCACAACTTTATAAACATGATGTAAAACAAGATAATGAAATCATCCTTACTGTTTATTGGCATCCTTTAACTATTGCAGAAAGAGAAGCTATTCAAAAGAAAACTAACACTGAAAATACTAATGAGTATGCTTTGCAAATGATGATTGAAAAAGCATTAGATAAAAATGGTGTAAGGTTATTTCAAGATGGAGATAAAGCTTCATTAAGAAGAGAAATAGAAGCATCTGTTCTTGAAGAAATACAATTAGCAATGATTAGTGCTGGTGCAGATCGGGAGGTAAAAGAGGCTAAAGCCGATTTAAAAAGCTAATGGTGATTGGAGATTTATATTTGCTTTAGCTAAACAGTTACATAAAACTGTAGCTGAGTTATGTGAAACTCTAACTGTTGAAGAAATGATAGCTTGGGCTGCGTATGCAGAAATAGAAAGTGAAGAATATGAAAAACGACAAGAGCAAGCACAGAGAGTTAGTGCTTTAAAAGGCAAAAGAAGGTAAGATAGGTTTAATATTTGGTTTTTTATAGCAAGTGGCTAATTACGGAATAAATATTGATGTAAAGGTAAAGGCACAACAACTTCAAAAATTTAATAAAGAAATATCAGCGACACAGCTTAAAGTAACTGCTGCTAATAGATCCATACATAATTTTGCAAAAACTTTCTCAGGAATTGCAGTTCCTAGCATTCAAAATTTTGAAAGAACTTTAGCTAGAGCAAATAAAGCATTTAGAGAAGCTGCTATTGGTACTCCACAAGCAACACAAGCTGCAAGAAACTTTGTAAGAGCAAATATGGAATTAAATAAAGGTTTGGAAGCAGAAGCAAAATTATTAAAAGAAATATCTACAGAGATGCAATATCAAGAAACTATGCGTAAATTTCGTGAAAAAGGTATAAGACCTAGAACTATGTTTTCTGGTCCAATTGGTCCAGGTCAAGCTACTTCAGCATTTAGAGGTAAAGTTGAAGCAAATGTAGCAAGATCACGGGAAATTAGAGAAATAGCTGCTGCTGGCTCAAATCGTGCTGGTCTTGGTGGTGGTTTTAAAGAATTTAATAAAAACGCTAAAAAAATACAAGCTGATACAAAGAAAATAAGTACAATAGTAGCTCAAAATCAAGTACAAGGAATACAAGCTTTTGGTAATCAGCAATTTGCACAGCCGATAGGACCAGTTAGGCCTGGACCTTTAGGTCGTTTAGGTATTGGTACAGGTGCAAATCCTAAAGGAATATTTGCAAGTTCAAAAGGTAGGGCAGGTAGGATCTCAAGTGGATTACAAAGTGGTCTTATTGGTGGAGGTTTCCCCTTGTTATTTGGCCAAGGAGGTGCTGGTGCTATTGCAGGTGGTCTTGGCGGTTTAGCTGGTGGTGCATTATCTCCTGGTTTCGGTTTTGCGGGTTCTATTGTTGCTACTGCTGCTGCTCAACAAATTCAAAAAGTACTTGATTTTAGAGAACAAGTTTCTAAATTAAATATGGAAATGAGAAGTATGGGTATCAGTTCTAATATATCTGCAAATTCTATAACTAAATTAGGTAAATCTTTAGGTGTTACTCAAGAAGAAGCTGTAAAAGTATTAAAACAATTTAAAAGATTTGGAGAAGAGAGTATAGGATTAGCTAAATTTTTTGGTGGTGACTTTGCCTTATTTGAATCATTTTCACAGGCAGATAATGTTTCTTCTGTTCTTAATGCAATTAAGCAATCTTCAAAAGAATTAACCCAAGATCAAGAATTAAGACTTACTAGATTATTAGCTCAGCAAGGAGCAGAAGCAGCAATTAATGAACTTATTGATATTAGAAGAAAAAAAATTATTGATCTAAAAATAGAACAGAACAAAAAAAGATCTTCTGAAGGTTCATTAGTTTCTGGCCTTGGTGTACGTCAAGCGGTAGATCAATCTGAATTAAATAACCTAATAATAAAAACAGATGAAACTATTGAAAATTTAAATAAAATTAAAGATAATGTTACACAACAGAAATTGGCAGTTGAAGAATTAGGTTTTTCTATTGTTTCTGAAATTGAAAAAATAGATAAAGAATTAAGAAAACTTAATAATACACAGTTTCAAACTATAGAGCTTTCTAACGCTATATCAAGCTCTTTTGAAGATTCATTTAAAGGAATAATAAAAGGAACAATGACAGTGCAAGAGGCATTTAGAAGTATGTTAAATCGTATTGCAGATCATTTTCTTGATACTGCTGCAAGAATAGCTGCAACACAGATACAAAAAGGATTCTTAGGATTATTTAGCAATATGTTTAATTTTAACAATTTAGTAAATGATGCAGGTAATGAAATGGCTAGTCAAGGAGCAAGAATGGCTGGCTCTAGGAATTTAGGTCGAAGAGCAGATGGTGGTCCAGTCAGAAGAGGAAATAGTTTTATTGTTGGAGAACGTGGACCAGAATTATTTAGTCCTGGAGTATCAGGAATGATTACACCAAATGAAATGCTTGGAGGTGGCTCTACAAATATTGTCGTAAATGTAGACGCTTCTGGTTCGTCTGTTGAAAGTGATGGGGATGGACAGCAGTTTGGTGAGGCTTTAGCCACTGCAATACAATTAGAAATAGTTAAACAAAAACGTAGTGGAGGTTTACTTGCCTAATGACATTAACTTTTCCAGCTATAAATCCAACTTACGGTGTACAGAAAAGATCCGCACCAAGGACAACTGAAATTCAGTTCGGTGATGGCTATATTTCAAGAGCTAATTTCGGTTTAAATCAAAATCCAAAGGTATATCAACTTACTTTTGAAGTATCCGAATCTGATAATTTTAATGGCACAGGTATATCCAGTGCAGATACCATAGAAAACTTCTTGGATGCCAGAGCCGATGATTCAGCTAGTTTTAATTTCACACCTCCAGCAGAAAGCTCTGCCTCTCTTTTTGTCTGCAGACAGTGGAATAAATCTATACCTTATTTAAACAGAGCTAGAATACAGGTAACATTTGAGGAGGTATTTCAGTCATGACAATACCAGTAGAGCAACTGCAAAGCTTGAATGGTTTTACGATTATTGAGCTATTTGAACTGAAATTAATACAAGATATACATTATTCACAAAACAATCCACCAACAGCAGTTCTATATAGATTCCATGCTGGTACGAATGAAATTAATACTGATATAAAATGGCAGAATAATACTTATAATGCCATAGCTTGCAAGGCTGAAGGTTTTGAGACTGGTGATAATACTGTCATGGCAAGACCTACACTTACATTTGCAAATAATCTTGGTACGTTTTCAACTTTAATTGAATTAGTAAATCAATTTAGTAGTTTTAATGATCTAGCGAGAGCAGAAGTAAAAAGAATTAGAACATTAGCACAGTTTTTAGATGATTCTAATTTTGCTCCTATAGATGGCAACCCTGCGACAAATCCATATGGCACAGCAGATACATCTAAAGAATTAGAACAGCAAGAATTTCTAATAAATAAAAAAGTTATAGAAAACAATCAGATATGTACTTTTGAGCTTGTTAATACTATAGATTTTGAAGATTTACAATTACCAAAATTACAAATTACAAAAAATAGATTCCCTGCTGTTGGTAGTTTTGTATTTCAATGAATTGGAAAGAAGAAGCTAAAAAACATTTTATCAAATGTAAACCAGCAGAAGGTTGTGGTTTATTGGCACAAAAGAATGGTGTTGATTTCTTTTGGCCTTGTGAAAATATTGCATCGCAACTTGAAGATGAAATTACTTTCGCATTAAATCCTAATGATTATGCTGCCTGTGAAGATAGTGGAGCCGAAGTTTTAGCAGTCTTGCATTCTCACGTAGAAGGCAGTGCAGATCCATCAGATGCCGATAAAAGTAATTGTAAAATTTTTATGTTGGATTGGTATATTTATTCTATACAAGATGATAATTGGCATTATATGAGGACAGAATCATAATGAAAAAAATAAAATTATATGGTCCTTTGCGTAAATTATGTAAAGTAAATGAATTTGAAGCAGATGTATCGAACGTAGATCAAATTTATAGTTATTTAAAAGTAAATTATCCTCAATGTCAGGAACACTTATTAGAAGCTTTTTATAATGTTCAAATGAATAATAGTGATATTACTTTTAAAAATATAGTTCTTAAAGGTGAAGGGGAAATAAAATTAATACCAATGATAAGTGGTAACTTTTTCCAAGCCTTTTTTATAACATTAATTGGTGGTTGGTTTAATACATCTTTAACTTCATTACAAGCTTTTTATTCTGCATTAACAGTTGGAGCGTTATCTTTTGTTGCTAACTTACTAGCACCAGTTCCTCAGGCTCCAGATGTAGACCCACAGGTTGAATCTTTTTTAATTAATCAAAATGCTAATACTACAAAAGCTGGTGGAGCAGCACCTTTAGTATTTGGTGAATGTTTAGTTGGTTCTGTTGTAATCAGTGCCGGTGCTGATACAGTAAAAGTAATTGATACCTCACCTTAAAAAATATGGTAAGAGAGATAAGTCAAAAAGATTTTGATCTTAAAGAAGATTTACCAAATGGCACTTTAAAGGTAGTTCAGTTTGTAACACTTTTAGATTTAGTTTCTGACGGAGCAGAAATTGAGGGTTTTTCTACACCGTCAAAAAATAGTATTAGTATTCCTACAGGTCTTTTAAGACCAGCAAATGCAGGAGATTTGCAAGCCACAGATGATGAAAAAGAATATATTAGACTTGCTCAGAAAGATATTTTTTTAAATGGTAGACCCATAAGGTCATCTGCTGGGATTGAAAATATAAAAAATACATCCTTGGCTATAAGAGTAGGACAACAAAACCAACAAGTGATGACAGGAATAGATGAATTTAGGCAAAATGGAAATTTAACGGTTAGTCAAGATTTTGTTTTAAATAATAAAGATAAAGAACTTAATAAAAAAACAGGATCAATATCTGCACCTGATCCAGAAAAACCACCAACAGCGGTTATTGTTACTTTAACTTGGCCTAGATTAGGACAATTAGATTTAGAAACTGGAACAACTAATGAAGGTTTAGGTATAAATTTTGGAGAATTTCAAGCTTCAGATGCAAATTATAACAATGCTGTTCAAATTCGTATAAGACTGAGAAGTAACAATGGGTCTATATTTAATAATGCTACTGTAACAGATCAAATAGATGGTCGTTCAATAAGTCAATTTAGTAAGGATTTTAGAGTTGAAATACCTTCAGATGCAACAGCAACTCCAAGTGCTGTATCTACTCATTTTCCTATTACAGTAGAGGTTTTAAGAGATGATGTAGAATTTAGAGAGAATAATAACATAGGTAATAATCCTTTTTCTAGTGCAGGAGAAAATAGATTAGAAGAAGGAGAAAGAAGATTTACTTCGTTTAGATTTACTGGATTACAAGCAGTAATTAAAAATGATTTTGAAAATAACAATTTTCCTGATACAGCGTATATCGGTCTACGTTATTCAGCAGAACAGTTTCCTAATATACCTCAAAGAAAATATTTCATTAGAGGTATTAAAGTTAAAATTCCATATGACTCTAATACAGGAACAGGTGTAACTGTAGACGTTGGTAATACTGGCGGTATTTTATATCCAGCGAACTATTCGTTTTCTCAGCTTACTACAGATAAATATTGGACATCAGATCCAGTATGGATTCTATATGCATTACTTACTGAAAATTATGGTTTAGGTATATCTGATTTAAAAGTTGATAAAGCATCCTTTTATCTTGCAAGTTCGTATTGTGCGACTCCAGTATTAGGTGAAACAAAACCAAGATATTCTTTTAATGGTGTTATAAAAGCTAGAAAAAAAGCAATTGATATTATTAGAGAAATAGCTGGAATGATAAGAGGAACTTTATATTATAGAAACGGATCTCTTAAAATTGCTATAGATAAGCCGGAAACGGTTGTATCTTATTTATTTACTAATGCAAACGTAATTGATGGTTTATTTAACTATTCTGGAGTTGATAAAGATAAAAAGTTTAATCAGATTAATGTTGCTTATTTTAATAATGATATACAAGATCAAGATCAAATATCTGTTAAAGATCAACAATTAATAAATAATTCGGCTTTTGGTTTAAATCAACTTAATATTCAATCTTTATATACAACTGATAAAGATCAGGCAAAAAGATTTGGTAGATCAATCTTATATACTTCTAACTTTGAAACTGAAATAGTTACTTTTGAATGTGGAATAGAAGCAGCATGTATATTGGAACCTTTTCAAATAATAAAAATTGCAGATCGAACAAAAGAAACAATTAGAGCAAGTGGAAGAATTAAGACAGTAACAAGTTCGACTGTTCTTGTTGTTGATGATAGTACAGATACTACTGTTGGTACTGTTGGCGATGTCTTCTCTGTTATTGATAAGAATGGAGGAGTGCAAGAAAGAACAATTGATGCGGTGTCTGGTAGTACGATTACACTATCCTC